CAAGTGGTTCAGTTGCTAACTCTGCATTACGAACGGCATGAACTGTTCTTTGCTTAGTTTCAAGAATACCTTCTGCGTGATAATTTGCTCTGGCACGAGAAGTAAATGCACCATTTGCAGTAGTGACATCAACCAATTTAAGTTCACGACTACCACAACGGAATCTTAATGATTCTGTGTTTGGGATATTAAACAATAATTGAACATCACCATTAAAGTTTGAAATTAAAGTTCCACCAAGTGCTTTAGTGGTAATTGCTCCAACAGTCCCAGTAGCAGCTACAGCATAACCTAGAGGATTTGATGCAGTAATTGTTTCACTGGTAGAAAATGTTCCTTGAATATTTACCACATATAATGCAAATGTTCCTTCGTCAATGTTATAGTCTTTTCCAACAACAACTGCAGTAGCAGCAGATGTTCCTCCAGTAATAATATCACCACGATTTAAACATACTTGAGAATCACCGCCAATTCTTCTGGCGGTGGCAGTGGCATTAGATCCAACATTTGTTTCTGTATCAAATTTGTTATGTGTTACTAGTTTTGCTGCGATATTTGCACCAGTTGGAGTGTATATTATTTTAGATGCTGGGGTTACATGCGCAGAAATATCTATACCATCAAAGAATGGATAGAATCTAGTATTTGGTTTTACTTTTTGTATTTGAACAAGAATATTTCTTGAACGAATATAAGGAATAGCTGCAGTTGATAGAACACGATCTCCAACTACTTGTCTATCAATTTTTTCAACAAGAGTAGTTTTGATACCTGTTCTGTTTTGACCAACTTGAGTGGCAGTTTGTTCTACAGTAACTTGACGAGCATTGTCGTGATTTGCTGCACCACCAAAACGAGCATTCATTTCNGCAACAGAAATACGAACTTGACCTTGACCAGATGCCCAATTAGTACCTGCTGTATATACTACACGACCAGTGCTAATTGGTGCACCAGTCCACTGAGTTTGCCATGCATTCCAAACAGTGCCAAGGACACCTGCCTTTTCAGCTAAATTTTTAATTGTATTGAAATTACCTTCAATATCAATAACTAAATCTGGGCGACGATCTGTTTCAAACCAATCATCTGAAGAAGGATTAATTCTTACATCACCAAGGAATGTAAATACTGCAAACGGATTAATATTTTCTAAACGAGAAGCATACGCTTGGGTAATAAGAGGAAGATCAGCAACAACTGGTAATGTAATAACATCACCGTATAGTTTGTAATTTGCTGAAGCACGATCATTATCAGAAGAAACAGATTCAATTAAATTTATATTTTGTGTTACGCAGAACGGACGAAGTTCTGCCTTTTCCATGTCAATAGAATTTAAATAGTCTGGAGATGTAGTATCTCCAGTATTATGTCCTGAAAAATTGTCTACAATAAATCCATTTTTAAATCTATTCAAACCATCTGCATCGATAATATCTAAAGATTCAGTTTGTTGCTCAAGCAATGATAACGATGTATAAAATTCTAAGTTATCAATTCGTTTTTCCAACTTGCCGATATCACGCATAGTGTATCGTTTATTATCCATTCGATTTATTTGTACATTGGTATTTGTTGTAGCAAATGTGTATGGTTCTAATGTTAAATTATAAAGAACTAATCCAAGAGCAGGATCAAGAGGTTCACCTGGATTTAATGATGACACACCATCAATAGCAAAGAATTTTCCACCAAAATCTATTGCAATTTTAGTTTTTCTTGCTAGATAATATTCAAAATCAGTTGTAACATCGATGCCACGCTTTGGTAGTAATGTTACAGAAGATCCAGTGCTAGTAAATCCTGTGCCCGCATCATTAATTCTTGGTCTAAAATCAATAACATCTCTTAAAGAAATACCTTGAAAATTAGGAATTGCTCCATATTGAATAGTTGCAGGATAAGAATCTTTAGTAAAGTAATCACCAGTGCCATGAGTAAAGTAATCGTATGTTACTTGAATTGGTGCTTCTGGTGGAGCATAAGAATTTTTAAGTATTAATCTTGCTTGGTCATAATGAGTAGATCTTTGTCCACTATCCCAAATAAAACGATCTGAAATATCAATATCAAATGTAGCACCTGGAGATGCAAATGTTCCAGATTTCATTTTTACTGAAACTAAACGATATCCGTCTGCATGTCCAAGCAACAACTCAGTAACTTGAGCAGTGGCTTGTGTGGTAAATGATACAGTATCAGCTGAAACTAGTGTTTTTGTTTTTTCAGTTAGTGAAGCACCGCTTTTATTAACAGCTGCGATAACAAAAACATTTCTTCCATTTAATCCAGTACTAACAGTAAGAGTTGCATTAGATCCAGAAGGTACAGCAGTTGCAGCTACAATTGCACCACCTGATGTGGCATCAGCATCAATAACTGTATAGTTATCAGTTTCTGCAGCTGACGCAAAAGATCCAGAGGATGTAGAAATAGAAATTGAACCAGCAGANACACTGCTGGTAAATGTTTCATAAACAGTATAAACTGTATCACTTACATCTTTAATTGCAAAATAAGGGAATGGAAATATTAAAGCAGTATTCTCTGGTTCTTTTAATTCGGTTTCAACTCTGTCAATCGTAACACCAGTAACAGTTGCGCTAGAATCGATAGTCAAAGAGATTTGGGAAGCAATAGCAGTAACTCTTCGTAGGGCAGTACCCAAGAAAATATAATCGCCTACTTTAAGATCAGTTTGGAAAGAAGTACCAGTACCAGTAACAGTAGTTGAAGTTGCTGCAGTTGCAGAACCAATTAAACGAACCAATACCCCAGATCCAACTGCAGTAGTAGATTCAACATCTGCGCTAAAGTTTAAATTAGCATCATTACTAGATCCAACATGAAAAACAGATTTAACATCTCTGTTAAAGTCATATCCAGTGTTCATAGTAACAGCAAACAAACCTAATTTATAAATTGCAGTTTGTGCACCAATCGTTCCATTATGATATTCCATAAGGCGAACACGAGCAGTACCAACTACAGTTCCACCAGAAGGAATCGTTCCAACTGATGATGTAACTCTGTCATAAAGACTAACTTGTGTCATAGTGCTAATTCCTGGAGCACCATTTATATTAGTTACTAAAATAAAGTTTCCAACTGTTGCTGGAATAACTGCGTTTTCAACAGCAACAAAGTCTCTTGCTTTTTGTATTGTTACAAATTCAGTAGATGGTTTTTCAATCTCATAACCTTGAACATATGCCTTTCCTGGCTCTAGTCCGATAGCTAGTTGTGCTTCATTGATTTGTTGTGTGGCAAGATTTTCTGTAGTTCCTGGAGTATAAACACCACGATTGTAGTATGGTGTTTCATTATATTCCCACTGAACACCTGATGTACCAACACCACTAACAGAACCATCAAAAACAAGTCCAGCAGTATGAGTTGGTGGGGTGCTGCTTGAAGCAGTTCCACTATTTCTTGCTACATATGTTTTGCTACTATTTGTTACAACATCACCAATTAGAAAAACTCTACCTGAAGTCCAAGCACCACGATCGTTATTTCTGTATTCACGAACATCGATTTCAAAATTCTTAACTGTGTAATCACCAGACTCATCATATGTTCTAGAAGCAAATTCTTTTTCAATAACAGAGTATTCTGTTTTGTTGACTAACTTTTGAGTCTTGCCTTCACCAACTCGAATTAACTCAATAAAATCTGTATCTGCTGTACTGTCTAGTGCAAGTTTGGTTAATACTGCATCAATGTAATAACGATGTGCGCCTGGAGCAGCATAGTTAAATGAATTTTGTGCATTATCATAAAGTGTTCCGTCGTCCTCAGAAGTAACAATTTCTTCAGTTGTGACTAAACCAATACGATAAGAAGGTTCATTTGTAAATTTGTCTAGAATAATTGTTTGTTCTGGAACAAGAACAAAGTGTCCTTTAATATAGTAAACACCTTGCTGAATAGTTGAAAGAGATCCAGTTCCAGTAGAAGAAGATGTTGCAGTTTGAACTGTGTATGTACCTGCAGCAATAGTATCTCCTGCAAGATTTGTTCCTGCAAGATTTGTTAAAGTATCTGAATCAGAAAATGTTTTTGTTACCGAATCATCACCAGAATTTATATAACGAATATATAATGCTCCTGCATCAGCACCAGAAGATGTGACATAGTAAATAACTTGTGCTTTAACACCAGCTGTGTTTTCAATAATTAAGCCATTAAATTCTTCAATAACAGTATCTGATAAAACTCCAGCATATGATGGTTCTAACTTAACATATTTAACTTTATTATCAATACCGATGGCACCTGGAATAACCATAGTNCCTTCTTTGAATATATGATTACCAAAACGAGAAATTTGATTTTGCAGAATAGTCTGCATCTGAGTNAGTTCTCGTGCTTGGACAGCAAATCCTGGGCGATAAAGAATTCTCAAGAATCTTTTTGATTCGTTGAAGTCGTCGTAGTACGGTTCGGTNTTAAAGTCGAGTGCCATTCGTAATTTTCTCTTTAGTTGTTTCTAATCTATTTATGTTAGAATCTAATAACTGTTCTTAGGGTAACTGTTTCATCGTCTGAAGGTGTAAACCCAGCTTTGTTGTCAATAAACATTAACTGACCAGAATATTTATCTATAGTTGGTACACCCACGGAAAGAGCAGTAAAAGTAACATTACTATCGTTTGAAAAAACATCATTAACTGCTGGTATATCATTGTCCAGTGATTGTAATAATGCACTAGTTGCAGAAGAAGCTACTACACGATATCTTCTTTCAAAATTATCTCCAGCAATAGTTCTTGTTATAGTAACATCGGTATCTCTTGGAAACTCAGTAGTATTTATCGTTGCTTGAACAATAAAACATCCAGAACCAATTGCTCCTTGAAATCTTTGATCCGAATTAAATTGGTTTGGGTTTTTAATAATACCCAATTGACGATAATCATTATCAACAGTTACACCTTGATTTAAATCGGTGGATACATTGCTATAAAACACTAGTGTTCTAGCAAATAATTCGTTTGGNGCATTTTTACCATGACCNCCAAATGGTGGCATAATCGCTCTTAAACGAGCACCTTGCCCATTACCTGTTACAACGACATTGGCAAATGTATAATTTTGTCCTGGATTTGTAATAGTAATTTTTGTTATTTTACCAGTAGATGAATCTAAAACAGCATCAGCAGTTGCGCCAGTGCCATCTCCTTGAATTTCAATATTTGCTACACCGTAACTATAACCAGCAGAAATAATTTTAATAGCATTAATAGTTCCAGGTGTAGTTAAAATTTCATTGTTTGCTTGAAGAGATTGAATAGTTCCGATATTATGATCTGCTACTAATGCTGCATTAGTACCATCACCTGTAACTGTAATTGTTGAATTAGAATATCCAATTCCAGGAATCTCAACAATAACACCAACAATTTGTCCACTATCAAGAACTGGAAGAAGTTTTGCGTTTGATTTTGTTGAGGAAAAAGATAACACTGCTTCGGTAGTTCCTACTCTGCTTGCATCTGTAATAGTAATGGTTGGTACTGCAGAGTATCCAGTACCAAATCTGCGAGTAACAGTTCCTGCTGCTGGTACACCAGCATAAGTTAGAGTGGCAGAACCATTACTAGCTGAGCCAGAAGTATGTGTTGGCGCAGTACTGGCATGAGTTGTACCAGCAGCAGTAACAGTGTATAATCTACCTGAAACAAAAACTTGATCATTAACTAAAACCGCAGTGCTTGATGTCCATGCAGTTCCGAATGTTACCGTTGGGTCACTGGTATAATTATCACCAGAATTAGAAACAATACAAAATACTACTGAACTGCCANNTAATTTAGAAGTTGCAACAGCACCTGATCCGCCACCACCAGAAAATGTTACTGCAGGCGCAGAAATATATCCAGAACCTGCATTGGTAATGTTAATTTCTCTAACTCCACCAAGCAGTGTGATACCAGAAATACTTTTTACAGATGCTGTGCCTGATCCAGAACCTGCACCAGTAGTTGTAAATGTTGCGCCAACTGCTGGTTGTCTAGTAATTGTGGTTGATGAAACAGTTTGTGATGCGCTAACTGTATAAGTTCCAACTCCGCCAGTTCCACTTCCAAGAACAGTGATAGAAGTGCCAGCTGTGACACCAGTTCCACTAATAACAGCACCAACTGCAAGTGTTCCAGAAGTCACTGCAGAGACTGTTAATGTAGTTCCAGAAATAGATCCTGTCACAACTGCTGCAGCAGTAGCACCGATAGTGACAAAATTAGTAGTTCCAATAGAAACAACTGTGTGTCTCACTCCAGTAGTAAATGAACCAGCAGCAACAGTTGTATCAGTTGTGTCTACAGTTCCTTTAACTCTAGTGCCAAGGTACTTTAATGCTGCCGTACCATTTTGAACAGTTCCTCTTCTATGAGTAGGTTCAGAAGAAGACATGGTTCCTGGAGTTACAACTTCGTAAAAATCAAAAACACTATTGACAACTTTAGTTCCTAAAGAAACACCAGCACCAGAAACAAAATTATTAGCACTTGTGGTTGGATCTCCAAAAGTAACAGTTGGACTTGCATAACCATTACCACCTGTAGAAGCTGAAACACTATTTAAAAATATTGGATCTTCTTCTCTAAATCCATCTCCTTGCACTGTTAGTGTTGCAGTTGTATAACCAGTTCCTTTGTTATTAATAATAATGCTGTCCATGGCACCATTAGAATAAAACTGATTAGTAAGAGCAGAAACAACTGGCATCTGATCATCTGACAAAAATTTACTTCTTAAATTAATTGGAACATTATACATAAACTTCCACACATAACCATCTGCAGTTGTGATTGGAGTAGTAGATGTTCCTAGTGGTTTTGATGTAGAAATAGCATTGTTATTATTATCAAGGCATTTATACACATTAAAATCTTCTGTGAGAACATAAAAATTAGAGTCTTCTAGTTTTTGTTCTCCAGAAGGAGCAATGTTTAAGATTGCTTGCAAAATAGCTCCAGAACCACCACCACCTGTGACAGTTACTGTTGGTGTTGATGTATATCCAGAACCTTTTGATGTATCAGAGATACCTACAACTTCTATATCAATAATAGAACCATCATAAACAATAGGATAAAATTTAGCACCAGTTCCACCACCACCTGTAATAGTAATAGTTGGTAGTGTAGTATAACCTGTTCCACCATTTACAATATTTAAACCAAGAATCTCAGTTGAGTATTCGTCATCATACATATCGTAAATTGTACCAGTAGTCCAATTTACACGAGAGATAACAAACGATACATCAGCAGGTGTAATTGCTTTCATTGTTATAATGTCACTACGAACTGCTCGTTCATAAGCATAACTATCCACAGGATATGGTGGTGCAGTGTCATCGCTCCACTCAAGTGTTTTACCAAGAAAATAGTAATAGTTAGAACTTCTTTGAGTTACATCCTTGAAAACACCTTCTGCAAGAGTTTTATGCAGAATAGTTTTAATTAGAGATGAAGTAGTTGGCATTTAGCAGAACCTTAAACTTAAATTAACTTACTGTCACAACCCATGTTACAGCAATAGTATCACCAGCTGCTTTATTAACAACTGGGAATGTAGTACGACAAAGCATAGTACCACCTGAAGATGCATTAAAAATACCTGCCTCAGTAATAGCACCATCACCAGTACCAGCTGGGAATGAAGCAGTATATGTAATTGTGTTTGTAGAAACTGTATTACCTGATAGTGAAACACGACCAGTTTGAGTTCCAAGAGCAGAATCACCAGCACCTGGAGATGTAGAACCAGTTCCAATACCCATGTGAGTCATTGCTGCTGGGCTATTAGTTGTAGTTTTAATCATTGAAGATGCAATGAAGTTTTTACCAGTTGTAACAACTAGATTAGGCACTTCAAAGTCTTGTACTGTAACACCTTGTGCATTAGTTTTAACGATGCGAACTTTACCTGTCGCTTTTAGGTTTTCATTTTGTTGAATCATAGGGATCTCCTGTTTAAATTAAGTGAAGGTTTCTTCTAAACCAACGCTGTACTCTTCTGAATAATAATCTTGGGCTTGGTATGAATTCATCCAAACCTTTCCTGCTTCGGTGAAAGTGCCGATACTCGTATCTTCTACATATTTAGTCGTGGTGTTTGTCAAAGATTCTGAAATAACTGGTGTATCTGCCAACACTTTAGTAGTATCTTTGCTAGTAATAGAATCAGACCATGTTCCTACACTGGTATCAGCTAACGCTTTACCAATAGAGAGTGTAGCAGTACTGTCGGTCATTCCACTATATGTGGTACTCAGTGCTTTACCAAATAACTGTACAAAACTATCTGTTGGTGTATCTATTGAGTCATCCAGTACTTTACCAGTAACTATTATAATATTACTATCGTTTGGTGTACTAATAGAATCTGATACAACTTTTATTGAAGATAAAGTTACAGCACTATCAAATATCGTAAAGTCATCTTCAAGACCAACACCAAGAGACTTAACAAGTGATTCTAGTTCAATACTTAAATCTATATTATTTGTAATATTAAATTCAGCAAATAATGCTAAACCAGCTGGATGTAGCATAGTTTTAACTGCAGACTTATATGTCGAAAGTCTTTCGTCAAGTCTTATAACATAGGAAAATGCTTGATAATATTTACTATCTTGAATAAAAATAGAATCATCTAAAAAACCAGCATTTGATGTGTAGTATCCTGGATATCTTACAAGAGCACCAAGATTAACTTCAACAATCGCTGGGTCATCAAAGTTAGTAGCAGCATTGGCAGATTTTTGTGAAAACTCACGAATCACAGAACCTGCATATGTACCATTAACAAAGTCAACAACAACATAATCTACAGAGTTAATAAAACCTTGTTCTTCAAATCCTGCAGTTCTGTCTCCAATTGTTTGAACAATAGATCCTGTTCCACCTTCAGCTAGTGGTGAACCAGATCTACCAGTAGATGCTGTGGTAGAAACTAAAACGGCTGCATTAACAGTATTTGTTGCTAAAAGAGAAACTGCAAAAGAAGAAGTATATCCTAAACCAAATTTAATAAACTCTGCGTATTTAATACCATTATTATCATCAACGGCAGTAACTTTTAATAAAGCACCAGTTCCGCTTCCAGATATAACTTCAAAAACTTGGCCAACTCGAAAGTTTTTTCCAGGCTGAGTGATTCTTGGAGTTTGTGTAGCTGGAAGAATAGTAGCTTGGAAAGTGTCTTTAAATTTAATTCTGTCACCTGCTTCTAATACACCAAAAAATCTTTTATCTAAAAAGAATTCGTAGATATCTCCACCAAGTGCAACTATACGATCAATCTCACCAACAAGATCTTCTTTTCTGTCAACAAGAACTCTAATCAATCTAGTTTCAGTTTGAATATCAACTAGCTTACCAACAATTTCAAGTGGATCTCCAAAATCTACATGAGCAAACACTGATATCTCTTGATTCCATCTTCCATCAGATGCACGAAGCATCTGAGTTCCTGGATATGACAGTTCTACTTTTTTACCAAATAATAGTCTAAACAAAAGTTTGTAAGAAGACTCAGATCCTTTTGCAAGATACTGATCTTTAATATGGGCAAGCAGAAATCTTTCATCACTAACAATATTTGGAAAATTATGTGCTAATTCTTTTTTAAATTGATCTATAAAAGAATCAAGAGTTTTATCTAAATCTTTAACGGAAGAAAGATCTACTCCTTGTGCTTGTAAAAACTCGTAGTATGCTTCTACGAAAGCAACAAATGTTGGATAGTCTTCCCTGATAAATTCAGGGATCTGTCTAGATACAACAGATGATAATTGAGTTCTTGACATTATGATCTAATAGAGTTGAACTTGTAGTTGAATCCAGCACCAGTATCTCCATTTGCAGTATTATCAGCAATGGCAGTTACCCTTAATAGTGTTGGGTCAATCTGAACAATTTGATTCAAAGCAGAAACGATATCATATGATTCTGGTTTAACTTGTATTTCAAAAAAGGGTCCATCTAAAGTAGATATGTTTAAACCATTAATTTGAACTAATCCTAGCCCATAATTAATAGTTCCTTGTGTTCTATTCACAAACACTTTATCTTGGTTTGAATTAAGATAGTATAAACGAATATTACCTTCAGCGTCATCATCAAGAAAATGTACTTGAGTACTTGTGTCAATAAAGAATCCAGTTGATGCAAAAACTTCACCTTGTCCACCACCATCTTGAGAAATAGGGTTAATTAAATTTAATTTATATTGAGCATTTGTACCGTACTGTGGTGAAATAGGATGACGAACCATTAAACGAGTTGTATTATTTACAATTGATGCATCTGATTGATCAATGATACCTGTAAGTTTTGTATAACGAAGAATACCATCAAATTTTTGAAGTTCGTTTTCATCATAATCTAAAATTGCATTTTTTACAATAGTTTCAATCTGCAGTGGAGTTTTAGTTGTTTCTTTAGGATTATAGTAAACAAATGATGTTACCTTAATATTAAAAAATTCTGGATCGACAANTTCAGGAGTAATAGAAACAACACTTCTTGGTATAAGAATTTCATTTGAAATAATTTCNTTTTGCTGCTGAGTTAACTTTGATGCTTCTTTTGGTTTAATACAAATAAATGTTTTNCCATATATTGGTGGCTCATTATCTTCACCACCCCAAACTGATACTGTTTGTGCATCAGGAAATTTACTGTAAATTAATGCTTTATAATCGTCTGGAGTAACAGCACGATTTTGTGCTGCAAATAATCTTGGTGCNTTAAATTTAATAGAAGTAATATCTTCTGATGCTGCNCCATTTGNTGCNGNAGTTGTAGTAACAACTGACAGATTACTACCNAAAACTGATGTTCCATTATATGTAAATGTATTCGCTGAATTTGGAGCATCTAAACTAGAAACAAAATAATCGATTGTGACTACATTACCAGCACTTACAGCAGTACCAAGAACTCCATCACCAAAGGTAATCTCGTAAAGACCATCATCGATTTCCTTTAAGAAATAAACTTTTGTGGTATCAGTTACTGCAGTTAAATCTTCTGCTCNTGTGAAAGTTTGATACAAATCAGAAGTAGAAGATTCTTGAACTTGAACTGANAGNGTAGAAACATCAATATTTGCATTTGGTATAATATAACGAACACCAGTGGCAACTGTATATTTGAATGATAATGGAGTACCTTCAACAATTGATAAGTTAGAAAAAGTGTAAGTGCCACCAGTGCTTCTAGCAACAGTAACATCTTCTAAGTTGTAAAAAGTGTATGAGGTTCCATCAATAGAAGTTGAAAATGGTTGTTGTGCTGGAAGAGTTGCCAACTCTGGTGACGAAGATGGTGCAGCAATAGTAGCATTAACGACTGCTCTGGCGCACACAGCAGATCTTGGGGTGTAACCAAGCATCTTTGAAAGAGAAACTACTGATGCTCTTTTACTTGCGGAATCAAGAAACACCTCATTTACAGCAAGGTTTGTATAGATGCCGTTGTAGTGAGTATTGTATGCCAGCAGATCTATAAGAACAGATAATCCAGATCCTTCAAAATCGTAATCTTGAAATTCTGATTGTGCACTAAGAAATGTTTTAAGATTGGTTTTAATAGTATCAAAGTCTAACTCTGATACACTCATTCTTTTACTGTTTGTGGTAATTGCCATTTATCGTGTTCTCTCTAAGGCTAAGTCGAGAGTAATTGGTCTCTCGGTGTTGACAATTTTAAATTCTAAAGTTACATAAACTTCATTTGCATCGGAATAATCATCCACTCTAACATCAATAATACTAACTCTTGGTTCAAAGTTATTAATCACATCGATAACTGCTCTTTGGAGCATTATGTTAAACATTGGTCCAGGTAGATCAAATAGCAATTGTCTGACAGGAGAACCGATTTCACTGTGGAATGGTCTCTCATAGTTTCTAGTTAGTAGAAGATTTTTGACAGATTGTTTAATAGCATCTTCGTCAAATCTACGAGTTATATCCCCAGTTACAGGATGCGCTGTAAAGTTAAGGTCTAAATCCGAGAATATTCTTGTGTTTCTTGCCATATCGTTTATTTAGGTTATTCTATGAAAGTGTTAAATCCAGTGCCACCAACTTTGTCTCCATCAGCGACTGGGTCTCCATATCTTGCTACCTTTTTACCCTCAAAGAAAGTTTTAGAAGAACCATCTATAATTTCTCGTTGCGCACCTGTATGAGTTGTTAAACCAATAGTATGAGGTTCATATTGATCTCCAACTAGTGCTATTCTCATTCCTTGAACGAATGTTTTAACTGCTTGATTCTTATAGGTTAGAGCAGTAGCTGGTCCATCTATACCCTGCGACAAATCACCTTCTTTAGCGAAGCCAGCCATTATTTTTTCTTATCAGGTGCAGGGATGCTATCAAGTAACACAAATCCGCCATTTATGTTACCTTTGTATGTTCGATGGTTTACCATAGTAAATGCTTGTTTTCTTGTAGAGTTTGGATTAAAAGATACATGTATCCAACATGTGCCTGGATACTGATATTCTAAAATTAATTGATCGTATGGAAGAAGTTTTTCTAACTGTAAAATAAGATCATAATTTCTTTTGAATTGTTGGATATCTCCAGTTTTCGGCATAGTTCCAATATCAAACGCTCTTCCCTTGCAATGATCAGATGTTGGAGATTCATTCTTCGTTAATCCTCTTAAACGATATCCTGAGTTAATCGTCCATGTTTTATTTAAACCATCTATCCCTCTAGGTAAAACTTTTAATGCTGGTTCTAAAATATTTTGACAAGTTTGAGCTAGACTACATACAATTTGTGAAACAGTATATAACTTATCTGGACCAGTTTTAGTCTCCTTTAACATCTGATCAACTAATTTATGTTTACCACCAACACCACCATCCATTAACATACCTAAAACAAAATTAGTTGACATTCTAAAGTCATTTGTAAAGTTTTTGGTATTGTAGATAATCTGACAATCAACAGGGATCGATGATTTTTTACCTTTAGTTGGTGGTGCTTCTTCTACAGCAACAATTGGTGCAGGAGTTTCTACACCTTCTTTTGTTTGTTGTTTGTTTAATAATCTGCGACCTTCGGCAGTATCATAATCATCTGGAGTTTCTGCGCCAGCTTTTTCTTCAAACGATCTTTCCTTCGGTACTTCAAATGGTATAGATTTAAATGTAGGCACTCCAATTTCAGGTGGAGTAAGAGTNACTGGTT